GCGCGCTCAATGCCGCGCTGATACTGCCGTTCAGCGGCACTTGCGCCGCATGGGGTGTCGTACATGGTTCGCTCCTTTCGGTTGTCTGCCCCGGTGCCGCGACTTCCGGGAACCCTACAGCGCTCATGCATCAGCTCATGCCTTGAGTGGGTCGGCGCGATCCGTGACGGGGATCATTCGATTGCAGGTGCAACAGAGCTAATTTTAGGTGAAACTAAGAGTTTGTCAATAGGTCAGACCAAAAAAATCAAAAAATTATTTGGGCGCTTGACAGATGCTTTTAGCGGCACCTATACTGCATGAATGAAAAAAGAATGCGCCAAATTTTGGGTAGCAGCACTCGGCGGCACCAGCGCCACTGCTGCTGTTTTCAACATCAAGCCGCCAAGCGTGTCAGGCTGGCTTGAGCGTGGCAGAGTGCCACCCGCGAGGATGATGTACCTGCGGTTGGCATACCCGGAACTGGCCGAACGCTGGGATGCAATCGCGGCACAGCAAGGCATGGAATGACCACTTTTCAGCTCCCTCACGGCAGGCATGCCGGCGTTGGTGATTCGCTCCCACCAACCGCTGAGGGGGCTTCCTATTTCTGCGAGCGATGAAAGGAGCGAGAGTGAGTGACTGGCTGCGTGAGTGCGCTATCCGTTGTCTGATGGGCGCAACCATCCGTACCTACATTCTCAGTCGCTGGCTGTTGGAGGCCCACGGCAAGGCCGTACAGGGTCGCTCTGCGCGTCAGGTGGAGCGCATGGAAAGGGCGATGGGGCTGCTGCAGGCTCATCAAACAGAAAGGCGGTCAAGCCGTGGTTGAAGATGACTTTTTGTTTGCGCCGGTTGAGGTCGCCATTGACAACAACCTGACGCTTGACGATACCAAGGTGTTGCTGGCGCTGTTTGCCAGCCGGGACAGCGCCACCAACCTTGTTTGGCCGGCGAGCATCGACATTGTGAGGTTTCTGGATATGCCGATATGGGATGTTGAAGCCTCACTCTTTCATCTGCGTGATCTTGGCTGGGTTGAGGATTACACAGACAAATACGGGCGCGTGACGAGCCGGGTACGCGTCCCTGTCATCGCCCGATATGACCCAAGGGGGCGCTCATGAATCGCTTCGCCATGATCCCGGCCGAGATAATCAACGACAAGCGCATAACTCTTGAAGTAATGCGCGTTTTGCTTGGTTTGTTCCTTTTTCGCGATAAAAACACAAATACCGCATGGCCTTCACGCGAAGCGCTCGCCAAGGCAACTGGCGTACATCCAGCAAACATCAGCGATGCCACGAAAAAACTTGAACAGCTTGGCGTAATTTCAAAAAACGGAAAAGGTGGGTTTTCTCGATCTTCGGTCTATACCTTCCTCGTCAATTTTGAAGGCGAAAACAACCCAACTACCGTAGTCCCAGAGGCTACCGTAGTCCCAGAGGCTACCGTAGCCACGGAGGCTACTCAAACGGTAGCCCCGGAGGCTACTCAAACGGTAGCCCCGGAGGCTACACGCAAGGAACATACCAGTGAACATACCAGTGAACAGAAGAAGGTAAACACAAAACGCACGAAGCCCCAAGCTGAAAAACCAACCGAGGTATCTGAGCAGGTCTGGCAAGACTTTGCACTTTTGCGAAAACATAAAAAAGCTGTTTTGACAGAAACGGCACTGAAAGGGATAAAAGCTGAAGCTGGGAAAGCTGGTCTTTCCCTGGAAGCCGCTTTGCAGACCTGCTGCGAACGTGGCTGGGCTGGCTTCAAAGCCGATTGGGTCAAGCGCGATAGCGTTGAAACCTACCTGCCGCACCATCGTCGCGTGTTCGAAAGCTACAACGCCGTGATGGCCGGCAACGGCTGGCCAGAGGCCGATACCGAGGCATTCTCGAAAAACCGCGCCTACGCCATCGACAACTTTCTCAAGCTCTCGGCCAAGCCCGGCGACTGGGTGACGGCGTACTTCGAGTGGCTGGCTGATGCGCTGGAGCCACGCACCACGACTGGTTTTGACTGGGCTATCCGCGAAGAAACCTTCCTGCGGGCCAAGGAGGGCACGTTTGCGATGAGGGCGGCGCAATGAACCCGGACGATCTGATGCTGCCACCGCAGGCCATCGAGGCCGAGCAGTCGTTGCTGGGCTGCCTGCTGATGGGCGGTGATGCTGCGTTCGACGCTGTGGCCACGATGCTGACCGACGCCGATTTTTATCGCGACGACAACCGGCGCATCTGGCGGCATATCCGGGCGCTGTCCGAGCAGGGCAAGCCGGTCGATGTGCTGACCGTCGATGATTCAATTCGCCTGGCGAACGAGACCGACCAGACCGGCGGACTGGCCTACCTGGGCGATCTGGCCAACGGCTTCGTGTCGGTCGCTCGCATCCGCTCGTATGCTGAGCTGGTGCGCGACAAGGCACGGCGCAGGCGCTTGATGGCGGCCGCTGAGGACATCATCGGGCTGGCGACTGGGGCCGGCACAGCAGCACAGGCCGTGGATGCCGCCCAGGCATTGCTGATGGACATCGAGGCTGGGCATAAGGCCAGCAAGGGGCCGCGCCACATCGCTGAGGTCATGGGGTGTGTCGTGGGCGCGCTGCAGGAACGGTTCGAGAAGGGTGACGCTATCGCCGGACTTCCGACGGGTTTTGCTGACGTCGATCAGAAAACGACTGGCCTGTACCCCGGCGACCTGATAATCGTGGCCGGTCGGCCTGCCATGGGGAAAACAGCCTGGGCGATGAACGTCGCAGAGAACGTGGCCATTGCTGGCAAGACGGTGCTGGTGTTCAGCCTGGAAATGTCGGACATGCAGCTTGCTACGCGAAGCATGGTAAGCGTTGGCGGGGCGGACATGCAGGCCGTGCGAACCGGGAGACTGAGTGATGATGACTGGGACGCGCTGACTGTCAGCATGTCGAAGCTGTACGGCTCCAGGCTCTTCATCGATGAGGCAGCCGGGGCCAAAGTTGGCGGCATGCTGGCGACAGCCAGGCAGCTTAAGCGGCAGCATGGGCTTGATCTTGTTGTCATCGATTACCTGCAGCTCATGACGGGCAACGGCACGAACCGCACGGAGCAGGTCGGGGAAATCTCTCGCCAGCTCAAGCTGATGGCAAAGACCTTGCAGTGCCCGGTGATCTGCCTGTCCCAGCTTTCACGCAAGGTCGAGGAGCGCGCGGACAAACGCCCGCTGATGAGCGACCTGCGTGAGTCCGGCAGCATCGAGCAGGACGCCGACGCGATTCTGATGCTGTACCGCGATGACTACTACAACCCTGAGTCGCCGTGGCGCGGCCATGCCGAGCTTGGCCTGGTGAAAAACCGCATGGGCGAGACGGGCACGGTGCATCTGGTGTTCCAGCCCCGGCATTCGCGGTTCCGTTCTGCCGATCCGCAGGAGGTTGCGCGGATCAGCTCCGAAAGCCAGGCGCAACCGAAGCCGTTCAAGAGGGCATGTAGTGCAATTTGACATCGAATTTTTCGAGGAGCGCGCCGCCATCCTGGAGTACCTGGGCGGCTTTGACCGGGCAGAGGCCGAGCGGCTGGCCGTTGTGGAGACGATGCAGCATGGAGAGCGGATGGAAAAGAACCGGGCGCGTGACAATGGATTGCCTGCGCTGGCGGGTGACGCGGTACATGCTGCAGGACGTGGCGCGCTACATGGTCTGGGAAAAGCGGGGGGCCACTGAGATGATCCGGCGCGGCATCTTCGACAGCTTCGAGGCAGCACGGGACTGGTGCGATGCCCATGACTGAGAAGCGCATCTTCCGTTTGGCGCATGACGAGGCGCGCCGCCGGGCCGTTGAATGCATCCTGCAGGCACCCGAGGGCTATGTCGTGCGCGTGTCGCCACCGACCCGCTCTCTTGAGCAGAACGCCGCCCTTCATGCAGCCCTGCAGGACATCAGCAGGCAGGTGGCGTGGCACGACGGCGAGCGGCTGGATATCGACGAGTGGAAGCGGCTTCTCACGGCCGCATGGTGTCGCGCCGAGCAGCAGCCGGTGCGTGTGGTGCGTGCGCTGGATGGTCACGGACTGGATGTGCTGTACCGGCGCACCAGCAAGATGACCAAAGCCGAGCTGTCCAGCCTGCTGGACTATCTGCATGCCTGGGGGACAGATCAGGGCGTGGTGTGGTCGGACATCCCGGCGCAGCAGGAGGCAGTCGCATGAGCGCGCACCCGAACGTCAAAGCCTTGCGCGCCTTCAACCGCTGGCGGCGCGGTGGCCCAGGGCCGCAGCCCGATCCGGTCGAGGTCGGGCGCGTGCTTGAGTGGGCCATCGCCGTGTGTGATGCTGCCAACAAGCTCGCCAACGGCCAGGCCCGGCAGCCTGAGATCGCTTACAAGCGTCTGGAAGCGGCGGTGAATCATGAGTAGCGAAAAAAAGAGGCTGGCACTGGGGCGGCTTAAAACCGGTGAGCGCAACAAGACCGAAGCCGCTTATGAGGCGCTGCTCGAATCACGGCGGCAGGCCGGAGAGGTGGCCTGGTATCGCTTCGAGGGCGTCAAACTCAGGCTGGCGGACAACACCTTCTATACGCCTGATTTTGCCGTCATGCTCGCCAGCGGACTCATGGAGCTGCACGAGGTGAAAGGGGTCTGGCACGACGATGCCCGCGTGAAGATCAAGGTGGCGGCACAGATGTATCCATTCCGCTTTCTGGCTGTCCGGCAAAAGCCCAAAAAGGCCGGCGGCGGCTGGGAGCAGGAAGTTTTTGAGTAGGGGGCGTCATGCTAAAACTGAGACCGAAGCAGAAGATGTTCGTCGAGGAATACCTTGTTGATCTGAACGCGACGCAGGCAGCGATCCGTGCTGGGTACAGCGCAAAGACCGCATCTTCAATCGGCGAACAAAACTTGAGAAAACTGGACATCCAGACAGCCATTCAGGAGGCCATGAAAGCCCGGCAGGAACGAACCGGAGTCACGCAGGACAGGGTGATTGCGGAACTGGCACGTATCGCATTTGGCGATCAGCGATCCGTGATGGAATGGGGGCCAAGCGGTGTTAAGTTGCGAGACTCGAAATCCCTGACCGATGACCAGGCCGCGATGGTCGCCGAGGTTTCCGAGTCGGTTACGGCGAACGGCGGCACGCTCAAGCTGAAAACCCATGACAAGGTTGGCGCCCTGAAACTGCTTGGGGAACATCTTGGGATGTTCAAGCAAAAGATGGAAGTGACCGGGCAGGATGGCGGCCCTGTGACTCAGGCGCTTCTTACTCGTGAGGAACTATACGAGGCTGTTCGCAATGTCCGCGACAAGTTTTAACGCAGCGGAGCGGATCGCAGCGATTGCATGGGCGCGAGAAAACCTCTACGACTTCGCCCGCTGGATGTTCTTACAGCGCAAGGGCTATTCTTGGAAGCGTGCCCTGCATCACAAAATTGTTTGCGATGCGCTGATGCGGGTGTTTCGCGGTGAGTGCAAGCGGCTGATCATCAACATTCCGCCACGATACTCGAAGACAGAATTAGTCAATAACTTCGTCGCGTGGTCAACGGGACACGCACCCGATGCTGAGTTCATTCTGACATCCTATTCAGCCAATCTTGCCAGCAACAACTCCTGGCAGATTCGCGAGTTAGTGCAGCATCAGGGCTACCGTGAAATCTTCCCTGACGTGGCGTTGCGCTCTGATAGTGCAGCGAAGCATGAATGGAGAACCACCGCCGGCGGTATCGTCTATGCCGCAGGTGCTGGTGGTACGATCACCGGCTATGGGGCGGGCAAACACCGTGACGGGTTCGGTGGCGCGATCATCATCGACGATCCGCACAAGGCCGACGAAGCGCGCAGCGATGTGGTTCGCCAGGGCGTTATCGAGTGGTTTCAGAACACACTAGAAAGCCGGAAGAACGACCCTGGGAAAACACCTATCATCCTGATGATGCAACGCCTGCACGAGAAGGACTTGGCGGGCTGGCTGCTGGCGGGCGGCAATGGTGAATCGTGGGAGCATATCTGTCTTCCAGCGCTTCAAGCCGACGGAACGGCACTGTGGCCCGAGAAGCATGGCGTCGAGCAACTCCTGTTGATGCAGCAAGCGTCGCCTTACACGTTTGCCGGGCAGTACCAGCAAAACCCGTCGCCCCCCGAAGGCAATATCTTCAAGCCGGATAAGATCGATGTTGTAGATGCAGTCCCCATCGGTACGCGGTTCGTGCGTGGTTGGGACTTCGCAGCCAGCATCGAAGAGGTTGGCAAAGACCCGGACTGGACCGTCGGCGGCAAGCTGGGCGTGGCGCCTTCCGGCAGATGGATCATTGCCGACATAGTACGGTTGCGCGGCGGCCCGGAAACTGTCGAGGCGGCCTTGGTGAATACCGCAAAACGCGATGGACAAGTGACCCCGGTGCGCATACCGCAAGACCCAGGACAGGCCGGAAAGTCGCAGGCGGCTAACTTTATCAGGCTGCTTGCCGGGTACGCAGCGAAGGCTAAACCGGTGTCTGGCGACAAAATCACCAGGGCCGAGCCGTTCGCTGCCCAGGTCAACGTCGGCAACGTGATGATGGTCCGCGCTGAGTGGAATGACGCATTGATTGCAGAAATGCGCGCGTTCCCCAACGGAAGTCACGATGACCAGGTTGATGCGCTTTCCGATGCCTTCTCAGAACTCAATGTTGACCAGCCCCAAACCTCCGCGCTACAGGTGGCCTGCTTATGACCGCAAGCGAATATACGCCGAACATGCTGCTCGCAACCGTCGCCCCAACCGCCGCCGAGCGCATGCAGCGCCTCGACTTCGCCTTGCGCCAGCTCCGCGCCGGCCTGCCGCCGCTGCGCGTGCGCCGGCTGCTGCGCGAACGCTACGGCGTGTCCTACCCCACCGCCTGGCGCATCGTCTGCCAGGCACTCGACATGGCATCGGACGCCCCCCATGCTGCGCCCTGAACAGGAACGGGTGCTGCTCGACGCCACCGCGCTCGGCCTCGACGACGATCTGCGCGCCGCCTATCGCCGCCTGCTCGACCTCATCCGCGCAGGCACGCCACCGCGCGACGCCGTGGCCGAAGTCGTCAAGACCTTCCAGGGGGAGTACGCCAAGCTGCTCGCCGACGGCTTAGGCGCCATCCTCGACCGTTCCATCGGCGCGCCCTCCGTCCTCACCATGCAGGTCTCAGGCGTCAGCCTGTCCGCCCGGCTCTACGCCGAAAGCTACGCCACCTCAGGCATCGTCGCTGGCATCGTCGAGCGACACGCCAAGGGCTGGCACGAAGCCCGTAAACTAACGCTCGACCTGTACGAGGGCTACGGCTTCCGCGAATCCGAAGCCCTCAACCTCAGCCCGCGCAACCCCAAGCTGCCGAAATACCTGTGCAGCGAGCTGCTCACCGATCCCGGCCTCGCCGGCGAGCTGCGCCGACACTTCACCCGCGTCCATGTCGCCGGGCTCAAGACCCCGCACCTGAAAGCCGCCTACCTGGAAGCCCTCGACGCGATGGAACAGGGCAAAGGGCAAGAGGTTCTGGAGCGCAAGCTGCGCGTCGCCTTCCACGAGCGCATGCGCTACTTCGCCAACCGCATCGCGCAGACCGAGCTGCACCGCGCCTACGCCGACCGGCAGGCCGTCGAGATCATGGACGATGCCGGCGTCGGCTTCGTCAAATGGCACATGAGCGGCACGCACCCGAAGCTCGACATCTGCGATTACTTCGCCAAGGTCGACAAGTACGGCCTCGGGCCGGGCGTCTACCCCAAGGCACTGGCGCCGAAAGCCCCCGCACATCCGCACTGCCGCTGCATCCTTCAGCCGCTCACCGGCATGCCCCCGGACACCAGGTGGCGGGAACGCCCAGACGCGGCGCGGGCATGGATCAAAGCGCAGGGCATCAACAACGGCGCGGCCATCATGGGCAGCCGGGAGCGGCTCGGCCAGGTGCTCAATGGCGCTGACCCCGTCGCCGTGCATAACAGCCGAACCGACCCGCTGTACCGGGTGCGACAGGTGGGCGGCGGGGAGGTCACGCCGCTGGTGGCAGATAGAATGCCGAACATGAAACCCCACCCAGACGCATTACCAAATGCCACACAAGCAGAAATTCCGCTGGAGAAGCTCGAACGGTATGCGCTGAATCTGGAACACCCAACGGGGGCGAACAAGGCGCGAAGAATCAAAGCCGCCCTTGGGTTCAGCGCCAGCGATTCGGAGAAGGTGGCCGCATTGGTGCGCGATGCCTTGCCGGCGCACCCCGCGAAGGCCGGGGAGTCTAACGCTTGGGGGGTGACGTTCTACGTCGATTTGCCGTTGACGGGGCCGGCAGGAATGGCTATCGTGCGAACTGCCTGGATACTTGAAACGGGGCAGAACACCCCGAGGATGACATCGTTTTATGTGAAGGAGTCATGACATGGCGTTTGCAGAGTTTGATGTCGTTGTCACGACGGTTGGCTTTCAGTCTGAAGAAATCCCCCCCGGACGTGTCGGGACTGTTGTTCATGTGTTTTCGCAGCCAAGCGAATCTTACCTGGTGGAATTTGCCAACGAAGCAGGGGAAACGCTGGCCATGGTCACCGCATTGCCGAATCAGATCGCGCTGGCCGATTTGCTCAAGGCCGCCTGACGGCACCCCCTACCCCTCCACCTCCACCCGCGCCGCCATCAGCTTGTAGGTGTCAAGCCGATCCTCGTCCGTGATCGTGCCCAGATAGCGGATGATGACGACCCCCGCAGGCGGCGGGTTGCACTTCGCCAGAATCGCCGCCTCCATCGCGAACAGCGCGGCATAGACCTTTTCCAGCCGCACCCGGCCGCCGGAATCCGGCGTGTCGTCGAAGCCCTGAATCGGCATGCCGAAATAGATCAGCACTTCCCCGCGCCGCGTCAGGTGCGCGCCGCTCACCCGCTGCTGGCCCGGCGTCAGGCTCGACGGCACGATGCGGATCAGCGGGTAATCGTCCGGGGTGATGTTCTCTTCAAGCCCGATCCGGCAGGAAGAAACGCCGGGAATCGTCGCCAGCGCATCGCGCAGGGCTTCAAGTAGGGACATCATCTCAGCCGCGCTCCAGACTGACCGAGAAAGAGACCAGCGGCAGCCCGGCGTCATCCTCCACCGTGGCGCGCGCCTGCGCCAAAACGATCTCCCATTCGGTGCGGTAGTGTTTCAGCTTCTGCGCGAACAGATCGTCCGGCTGCGCCTGGCACTCCAGACAGGCGACGATGTAGGCGCGCAGGATCACCAGCTTTTCGCGCCAGCTGGCGGCGAAGGTCGCGATGGCATCGACATCCGCCATCGCGCGTGTTTCGCGGTCCGCAGTCATCTGGCCCTTCAGGTAGGCATCGGCGTAAGTGTAAGTCAGTGACATCAGAGATTCCTTGTGGCACGTTGAACGATGGCATCGAATTCGCGCATGGCGCTGTCGGCGGCACGGGTCAGCCAGGCGTCGCCCTTGTAGCCGGGGTGATGAACTTCGCGGGCGAAGGCGAAAGCCCCGCCGACCGGCCAGCGCAGCATCTTGCGATTCTTCGGCTTGATGACATGCGGCTTTGTGCCCCAATGCACGAACACCGCATGCGGCGCGCGCTGCGGATCGTGGCCGATCTCGCGCCCGCCTGGGATGGGGCGGTTGTATAGCGACTGCAACAACGCGCCGGACTTCGTATGCTTGTCCGCGCCGCGCCGGGCGTGCTCAAAGACCGCATCGGCCATCGCCCCGAGCACCGCACGCTCGATCTTCTTCGGGACTTCGAGCAGGTGCTTCTCGACGGCATCAAGGCCGGCGACTTCGAGTCGGATCATGGCGCAGGCGGAGGAGGCGGCGTGACTTCGGACGAGGATTCATCAATCGCCGCGATGGCCGCCTGCGCCTCGTCGGGATCGCCGGCAGCGAACACCAGCGCGGCGATTGCTTTTTGTTGCAGGCGCACGGCGGCATCGGGAAATCCGGACATCTGCATGGCGGAAAGAATCTCCAGCTCGGCCTTCGCGTCGCCGATGGCGTAGTCCTTCGCCCATCGAATCGCCGCGCGTTCAGGCGGCAGGCCCAGCCACAAGCTGGCCACCTCCCACACCTGACGCTCGAAATCCTCCATGCGCCGCGCGAATGAAGTCAGCGCGGAATTCAGCGCCTGGAAGCGCACCGTGAGCGCAATACCGGATTCCGCCTGCTTCTCGGCGGGAATTTCCACGTTCAGAGATGCCCGGTCGATGGCCTGCTCCAGCTTGGCGATGGCATCCATGTAAATCGAGGCCGGGCCGTCCGGTGGTGCGATGAACTCCGCCACCTGGCCGGGCGTGACCAGCGCATTGCTGGTGCCGATCTGGATAACGGCATTCTCCAGCGACTCACGCGCGCCGGCCTGATCGGCGGGGTATCCCGCCACAAGAATTGAAAACGTCTGCGCGCGCAGAATCTCGTCAAGCTCGGATCGCGCATTGAACAGCCGGCGCGAGATGTCAGCAATCTGCGCGAAGTCGCCAAAGGCCGGAAAATCGCCGGACTCCGAAAACGCCAACACCGGGCACACGCCAAGCGGGTGATTGTCGCCGTCGACCTCACGCTCATCAACCCGTACCCACCACCGTTTGGCGTCCCAGCCCTTAACGGCGCGTTTGCCATCCCACACGGATTCGATCTCGACGCGGGCGATCTTGCCCTGATCGTTCAGCGCGAAAGCGACGATCCGCTCAGGCGGGATCGCCACCAGGTACGGGAAAAACCGCTGTTCGCGCTGATCGGCCAGCGTGGCCGCCTCGCCGCGCGGCATATCCACCAGAAGCAACATCGAGCCGCGCGCGCGCGCCTCGACCATGAACCCCTGCCAGAACACATCAAGCGCATTCCCGCGCCAGTCGCAATCCGCCACGAAATCCTCCAGCAGCGGGTGCCCGATCTCGCGCAGCGGCGGTTTCTTGGCAATGTAGCCAACGAAGCGACGGCAGGCCGAGAGCAGGTGATTCTCGTACCACGCCACCTCGTTGCGTCGCGCGAACTTTTCCTCCGACTCGCGCTGATAGCGCACCAGTGCCGTGCTACCTGTCGAGGCGGCGCGCCCGGCGCTGTCATACGTCACGGTCGGGCGAAATACACCGCGCCCGTTCAGGGCATCGGCAAGAAACTGGAAGCGCGAAGTGTCGATATTCATGGGCGGGATAGGGTGGACGATCAGGGGACGTCTACAAGAACAAAGAACAGAATGCCCCCGAATCAATTCATGGCATGAATACATCGTGGCCGACAATCCGCCAGTCATTAACGGCGGGAGGCCATGACGCATGAATCTGGACGCACTCAAGGACAAGCTGGGCGACGAGACGTTTGCCGAGCTGAAAAAGTACGTTGAAGACCTGACCGGGCAGCGCGACGCCGCGCGGCAAGAGTCCGTCGACGGGCGCAAAAAGCTGAAAGCCGAAGTCGAGCAACTACGCGCGGTCAAGGCGCAACTGTTCGAAAAGCTCGGCATTGACGACGATGCAGACATCGACACCCTGCCGGAAATCAAAGGGCAGGCCGAAGCCGTCAAGCAGGTCGAAGCGAAGCTCAAGCGCCTGGAGCGCGAGAAGGCCGAAGCCCTCACCCGCGCCGATGAAGTCGACGCCAAGTGGCGTAGCAGCCGGCTCGATGCCGCGCTGTCGAAAGCCCTGGCAGAGCATGAGTTCATCGACCGCGACCTCGTCGGCAGCTTCGTCGCCAATGGCGTCCAGTTCGAAGACGACCAGATCATGTACAAGGCCGGCGAAAAGCTGGTGCCGCTCGAAGAGGGCGTCAAGCTGCTGGCACAAACCAAGCCGTCATGGCTGAAAGCCACCGGGGCGCGAGGCTCCGGGCACACCCCCGGCGCGGGAAGCGCAGGCGGCGCGCGCACCCTGTCGCGCGCCGAGTTCGAAGCCCTCACCCCCGCCGCCAAGGTAGAAGCCGCCAAGGCCGGCGTCCAAATCAAATGAAGGAGATCAAACAATGTCCACCACGCTTACCGGGCTCATCCCCATCATCTACACCAGCCTCGATGTCATCAGCCGCGAGCTGACCGGCATGATCCCGTCCGTCACGCTCGACGCCTCGGCGTCGGGTGCTGCGGTCGGCCAGACCGTCAGCAGCTTCGTCGCCCCTGCCGCCTCGGTCGGAAACATCACCCCCGGCGCAACCCCGCCGGACGATGGCAACCAGACCATCGGCAAGGTCGACATCGTCATCGACAAGGCGCGTTATGCCCCGTTCCGCTGGACGGGTGAGCAAGCCGCCTCCGTCGGCGGCACCGCCGCCGCGCAAATCCAGGCCGCGCAAATCCAGCAAGCCATGCGCGCGCTGGTGAATGAGATCGAAGCCGACTTGTGCGCCCTCTACAAGTACGCCTCCCGCGCCGCAGGTGCGTACAACGCCACCCCCTTCGGCACCGCCAATGACTACACCCATGCCTCGCTGACGCGCAAGATTCTCGCCGACAACGGCGCGCCGCTCACCGACCTGCAACTGGTTGTGGACACCGCAGCCGGCGCGAACCTGCGCGGCAAGCAGGCCGCCGCCGCCGATGCCGGTGGCGACAGCATCCTGCGCCAGGGCGTTTTGCTCGACATCAACGGCATGGCGATTCGCGAATCCGCGCAGATCAAGACGCACACGGCGGGCAGCATGTCCAGCGGCTCGACCACCGGCACGCATGCCGTCGGCGCGACCACGCTGGCGCTGAAGAACGCCACCGGCACAGGTACCGTGGCGGCCGGCGATGTCATCACCATCGCGGGCGACACCAACCAGTATGTCGTTACCGCCGCCAGCTTCGCGGGAGCCAACCCGGCGACGGGCGACACCATCACCATCGCCGCCCCCGGCCTGCGTGTCGGCTTCACGGCTGACAAGGTGATTACCGTCGTCGGCAGCTGCGTGCGTAATATGGGCTTCGCAAAGTCCGCCATCATCCTCGCGCAGCGCACTCCCTACCTGCCGGGTGGCGACGCCGCCGCCGATGAGCACATCGCCACCGATCCACGTACCGGCCTGTCCTTCCGCGTCGCCGCATACAAGGAACACCACCGCATCAAGTATCAGGTTGAATGCTGCTGGGGCGTCAAGCTCGTCAAGCCCGAGCACACCGCCCTGTTGCTGTCGGCATAAGGCAGGGAGCGCACGCCATGGCAGACACCTGCGAAACCGTGCGTGTTCTCCACGAAAACCCCGACTACGCCGGGGAATTCGTGGAGATCAACGCCACCGACTACGACCCGGAAAAACACACCCTGTACTCGCCGCGCGGCGAGGACGCCCCGGCGACCAAGCACGCCAAATCCAAAGCGAAGGAGTAACCCATGTCCACCGTCCGCACCCCATCAGGCACGCGCATCTTCATGCAGTCCGCCGCCGGCGCGTCCCAGGCCGTTTCCGGCATCACCAAGGCCGCACCCCCCGTCCTCACCTATGCCGGCACCGACCCGTCGAACGGCGACTACGTCGCCCTCACCGATATGTTCGGCATGACCGAATTCGAGGGGGCCATGGTCAAGGTCGCCAACGTGAACGGCGCAGGCAACACCTTCGAGGCCGAAGATCAGAATTCCACCGCCTACGGCACGTTCGTTTCGGGCTCCATGCATCCTATCACCCTGGCCACCGAACTCGGCGACGGCACGGGCTTCTCCATCAGCGGCTTTGAGCAGCAGTTCGCCGAATACACCCTGCTGCGCGACAAGATCACGCGCAAGGTGCCGACCACCGTCTCGGGCGGAAGCCTTGAGATCCCGATGCTTTGGGACCCGACCACGGCGGCCGCCATCGCCATTCAGACCGCCGCCGATTCCGCCGCCAAGCTGGGCTTCAAGATTCTGTTCCCGGACGGTCTGGAGATGCTGTTCTTCGGCTACATCGGCGCGTCCGGCATGCCGAAGGTCGGCTCGGCCAATGAAATCATGCAGACCAACATCAGCGTGACCATGGCAACCCGTCCGCGCTACATCCTTCCGTAACCCGTTTAGCCAGCGGCAGCTACGGCTCCCCGTGGTGCAGCGTACCCGCCTCGCGCTGTGGCCGCTGGCTTCCAGAATGAGGCGGATCAGAAAAGAGGCGACCCAACATGTTCAAGATTCAAAACAACCCCACGTTCAAGACAAAGGCGCAGATCAGCGTTCCCGGCCAGACCCGGCCTGCCGAGATCGAGGTGGAGTTCAAGTACCTCACCCGCAAGGCGTTGAAGGCCTATTTCGACGGCATCAGCGGGAAGACGGACGAGGAAGCCCTTGGAGAGATCATCGTCGGATGGTCTGGGGTGGATACCGATTACTCCCCGGAAGCTCTGGCCGAACTGCTCGACAACTACCCGGCTGCCGCCGGTGATTTGTTTGAAGCCTTCCGCCGCGAGGTGCTGGAGGCAAAAAGAAAAAACTGATTGCCGCCGCCCGCAGGCTCTACCAGGCCAGCGGGGCGGATGAAATGCAGCTGGAAGCCATGGGGCTTCCGGCGGGGATCAAGAGCTTTGAGGAGCAGCAGCCATGCCTGGTCTGGGCGAAGAACTGGAAAGCCGTCGAACTGTTCATCGCTCTGTCCACGCAGTGGCGCGTCGGCATGAACGGGGCCACCGGGCTGGATTATTCGGCCATCGCGCCGACGGCGGCAGCCATGGGGATTCGGCTCACGCCTTCACGTTTCGAGGGGGTTCGCGCGATGGAGCGGGGGGCTCTGGAGGTGATGCGGGAGGGGGCTTGATGCTCCACCAGACCCCCGCGACGATCACCATCCCGATAGCGATGGGAAGCCAGGGGGTAATCAGCCAGAGCACAAACGTGACAAAGCCGGACAGGAGCAGGCAGAAGAGGAACCAGAGCGTGTCGAACATGGGTGAAGTATGACACAGAACCAGGCACAGCTTTCCATCGTCATCCGTGCTGACGGCACAGACGCACAAGGCGCGGTCAAGAATCTTTCTCGCGAATTCGATGGGCTGAAAGGAAAGATCGACAGCGCAGAGCGTTCGGCAAGTGCCATCACCGACAGCCTGTCCCGCATGGGGCACGCTGCTTCGGCGGCACTGGCCATCAACGTCAGTGCAGGCGGCCTGATCCAGGCGGCGGATGCCTGGAAGAACATCAATGCCCAGCTCAAGATAGCGTCCGGGAGTGCTTCGGCGGCAGCGGATGCGTACAAGGATGTTTTACGGATTGCGGTTCAGACCGGCCAGGGGCTGGACGAGGTCAATACTGTTTATCGTCGCCTTGCTGAAAACGCCAGTGCCTTGGGCGTTTCTGGCAAGCAGGTTGCCAGCGTCACGGAAACGATTTCCAGGAGCATGGCAATATCCGGGGTTTCTGCGGAGTCGGCGCGCGCTGCATTGACGCAGTTTGGACAGGCGCTTTCTTCCGGCGTTTTGCGCGGTGAGGAATTCAATTCGGTCATGGAACAGGCCCCGCGCCTGGCCCGTGCCCTGGCGGATGGGCTGAACGTCCCCATCGGGCAGCTACGAAAACTGGCCGAGGCCGGGGCGATTACGTCGGACACCATCATACAGGCCCTGGAATCTCAAAACGGACGGATTGCGGATGAGTTTGGCAAGATGCCTGTCACCATGGGGCGGGCGGTCACCAACCTCAAGACGCAATTCACCGACCTCGTCGGGTCTGTTGAAAAGAACAGTGGCGTCTTCGGCGGGCTCGCCAGCGGGGTTGATGCGCTGGCAAAAAACCTCGATACGGTGGCCGCTGCCGTTGGTGTGGTTGGCGCGGTCATGGTGGGCAAGGCGGCGGCAGGGCTTGCAGGGTTCGTCGCCGGTCAAATTGCCGCGCAGGCGGCAACGCAGAAGCTGGCCGCCGCCGAACTGCAAGCAGCGGAAATTGAAGCCGCACGGGCGGCGTCCATGATCCGTAGCGCAGCGGTTTATGGCACAACCGCCGCACAGACTGAAGCTCTGACGCTCGCCACAAACCGGCTTAATGCCGCCCAGGCAGGTGCTGCTGCCGCCGGTGTCGGGGTTGGTGTTGCGGCACGCGCAGGCAGCGCGGCAATTGGGATGCTTGGTGGACCGATCGGGATCGTGACAACACTCCTGACACTGGGCGCGACAGCATGGATGGTTTGGGGCGACAAAGCCAAAAACGCCACGAAAGAAGCTGCAAAAGACGCGGCGGAGAACATCGACGCCATCCTGCTGAAGCTAGGCGACCTGAACGGGCGGATCGAGGAAACGTCCCGCAAGAGTTATGATGGGACGATCAAGGCGGCAGAGGCAGAGATCAAGCCATTGCAGGCAAAGATCGCCGACATGAAATCCCAGGCTGCCGCACTGGAAACCGGGCTTGGCAAGAACGTCGGGCAATCGAAGTCATACCAGGATTTGCAGGTTTCCATCTCCGCACTGACCAAGCGCGAAATCGAGCTGCAATCTGAGCTTGGCCTGGCCCGTTCGCAATCGTTCGCCGTGGGGACAGCGGCACTGAACCGCTTTATTGACGCGAATGCCGTCGGCGCGGAAAAAGTTCGTGTCACGCAAGAAAAGCTGTCCAAGGAATTTGCCGCCGCCATTGCCAATACCGGTGGTGTCTTTGATGAGTCGAACATTCAGCATCAGCGGGCATTGAAGGCTTTGCGCGCCGGGCTTGCCGATGCGGAAAAAAAGGATAAGAAGACAGAGCCCGGCGAACTGAAAAAGATCGTCGAAAATCTGCAAGAACGGCTGGCTGTACTCAATGCTCAGGCGGGGGCGACAGAAAAGCTCACCCAGACAGAAAAGGAATACCAGGCTTTGCTCAAGAGCAAGCCTGCCATCGCCGGTAACGCCACCGTCAAGGCTCTTGCGGATCAGGCCATTGCCGCCGAAAAGCTGGCAAATGCCACCGCCGTCGCCAAAAAAGAAGAAGAAGCCTACCAGAAGCTCAAGGAACAGA